TCAACGACGAGTCCAGATGCAGCTTACCCCGAATACTCCACAGAAACAACCACCATCAACCGGTCGTCATCGGCTTGCAGCTCCATATCGTATGGCTCACGGATGACGCGCACGCTACCAATCAAGCCAGTGCCCTTGGCATACAGCGCCCTGATCTGATCCGCCGCCGCGTGAACGGCCTCAAGGCCAGCGCCAGGGCGGTTAACGCATGCCACCTGCAAGATGCCACGGGGAACCACTGTGTCGGAGTAGCGCAAGCCGTTGTCGATACCTTCATTCGGGAAAAACGACACCTCCAGCCACACGCCAGATGATGGGGGCGTGAAGTTGAAGCCCGGCCATGAGATGGGGTAGCCGAGCGCTGCGTTGTTCAGCCGCGTGATGGCGGCCATGTAGATTTGGTTGTTTGTGGGGGTCATTGGTCGTCATCCTCGTCTGGCTCAGCTATAACGATACCCTCAATGCCGTGCAGGTTCTCGATCTCTGAGACTTCGACGGTAATTGTTGCCTCCAAAATCTCATTGACGGACCAGTCGCACCGAATGCGAGTGATGCCGTGGATTTCGTGGCCGCCATCTGTGTAGACCTTGATACCGTTGGTCGCTTTCGGGCCATCGCCTTCCGGTAATACGATTTTAATGGTCACTTAATCGCCCTCCTAACCCGTCGTGCGGCATTAGCCGCTATGATGTCCCAGTTTTGTGCGGCCCGCCGCATGAAAGAGTAGCGCGCCTCCATGTAGATCGCATAATTGGCCGTCCATCCGAGCACCAGCCTGTCACCAATCTTAACGCTGTTGATTGCCAGCAGTGCGGGGCCCGCATCAAAGTCTGTGTTTTTGTAACCCTTTGGCGCGGTGTCCTCGCCGGACGGGATAGAGTTCACTGCGCCCGTGAAGCTGTTACGCAAGAAGCCTGTATCAATCGGCGTATTTCCCGTTTTGAACCGGCTCTCATTGGCCTGCATCGTCAGGTCTTGTGCGGCTTCTTTAAGAGTCGCCTCCATGGCCGCCTCGGCTTTGCGCTGCCATGCCAGCACCTGTCGCTCGAATCTTGAAAGGGCCATCAGCCAAACCCCCTTATAGTCTTAGCCGCCTGCCCCGCAAAGTTCATCTTGTAGCGTACTACGCAACGGCATTGTATCGTTTCGCCCGCCGGGGCGCCCAGGCTGCTATCCCCTGGCCGCATAAGCTGATAGCCGCCAACCGTGAAAGGCTGGTCAATCGGCATCTCCTGCCCGTCGGCGGCCGCGTGCGTTGGTCGCGTTCGCGCGTCGCCACTTGCGTCCCAGACCTTGGTGGCAAACTCCCGTTCAAGCTCTCCGGTTTCGACCGCCTGCCGTATCGCCTCGTCTTGCCCAGCTCTCAAGGCGTTAATGCTCTCAGTGCGGGCGATGGTTTCGGCCCGGTAATTCAGGACACTGGCTTGGTAACGGCTAACAGCTGCGTCAATTTGCTTTGCCTTTAACGGTTTGCCAGAATCCATGGCCTTTTTAAATGCACCATCTAGCCGCCTGTCTCTACGCTGCCTTGTTAGATAGTTCGGGTCCAGCGTCTCAAGCTCGCGCCTGGCATTGCGCACCCACTCCGCCTGATTCGATGTCAACCCAATAAACCCGCCCGTCCTCTGCTTGGTCACAGGATCAATCCGCCCCACTAGATCCAGCGCAGACGTGCGAGGGCCGACGCCTTCCGCCAGGTTCGCCGTCAGCACAGACCGCACAACCTCCCGAGTCTCGTCGGCAATCTCGACAATGCGGGTTGACGACCAGTTGCGCAGCCATTCCTCGGCACGAGGTGCCCGCACGTTAAACCTCGCCACAAGCGTTCCAGCCTCGACAGGGATGCGCCCAATCTGAGCCGCGCCCGTTGCCCCGCCTTTTTCGTAAGCGGCAATCACGGCGTTTTCAAGCGGCCTAAAGGTGGTTGGGTCAAGTTGCAGCAGATTGACGACGCCTTCGATGTCGCCACGGTTGATAAGCGCGGCAATCTCGGCAATGACCGCCTGATCCTTGACGGACTGGACGGCCTTGCGGAAGGCGCTGAGGACGGCGCGTTCGTTGTCTTTTGCTATTCGGGAGAGGTTCACTTTCTGCACCCGACAAACCACACCAACTGCCCATCAGCAGGCAGAACAGTAGGCGAGTCAACCATCACAATCTGGTACGTTTCGCCGTTAATCGTCATCGTACCCGACAACGTAGGCTCAACCTCAAACGGCGCAACGGCTAAAAGAATGTCAGTGGCGACGATATAGCCGCCGTCGATGTAGGTCTGCTGTACGGCGCTAACTGGGTATGACTGGCCGGGAGTGGGTGGGTTAAACGGATCGCCGTCTGAGCCTGGGGCGTTATAGACCACCGCGCCCTGCTTGTACTTGGTCAGCAGGCGGCTGGCTGTGGACTGCATGCGGTCATAAAAGGCGCTCATTGCACACCTCGCTCTAACGCTTCGATGTCGCTATCATCATGCACAATATCATCATGCACAAATAAATAGCCTTCATGCTCCCCGCTTTTCACCTCTTCGCGGTTGCTTGCCTCTATGGTTCGCCCGCATACGGGGCAGTATTGGAATCCTTCAGTCATGCTCAAACCCCGTCATGGCTAGGTCATGCTGCAATAGCGTAACCGCTCCAATAAGCGAAAGGACTGCGCCGCCGCCTACTTCAAACGCCGTACCAAAGGTGCGGTCAGCCTCTACGGTTGCCACCGCCAAGCCCTGAATTCGGCCCTCTTTGGCCTCGGCCAGCAGCTGCTCACACATTTCGATTACGTCGGGGTCTGGCTTGGCGGTATGGATTGGCCTGATTTCAGCCACGGCGCACCTCAAACGTATTCCCACCAGCACTACCCAAATAAGGCCGCAACAGCGCCGCCAACTGCGGGTAGTAGGTTGACTGCCTCCCGGTGTCGCTGTAGCTCACAGACACGGCTCCTGCCACGCTCTCGGACAACACGCGCTGGCCCTGCGGGGCTAGCAGGTCTTCGCCTGAGTCGATCAGCAGGGCGGCAACCATTTGGGCGGTTTTGATCTGGTCAGGCACAGGGTCAGGGACAGTTAGGTTTTGCGTGTCCAGGTAGTCCATGGCTTTGATCAGCAAAACGTCAGGGTCGCCAACCAGCGTTATTCCTCGGGCGCTGGCGTAGCCTTGCAGTTCTGTAGCGGTTGCGTAGCTCATTATTGAGGCTCCGTTTAATTTTCACTCATTCTAGCACAAAAAAGCCCCGCATATAGCAGGGCTCCTTTGCAGCCTTTCGGCTTAGTCTTCGTCTTTCTTGGCAGGCCGTCCGCGCTTTGCTTGCTCGGGCTCGGCCTTTGGGTTTTTGGACAGGGACTCAATCAGGCTCTCGTCTTCCGTCTGGATAACGCCGCCCTTTGAATGAATCACCTGTCCCTTGTGAACTACGCTGTAGCCTTCAGGGACAGTGAATTTCACGCCAACCTCCTATAGGTCAGACCGTACAGGCGGCCCATGTGGGTTTTGCTCTGGCGGATCTCCATGGCAAAGTCACCGATGATGCGAGTCCGCTGGCCGTCTTGGCCGTTCTGGGTCGCGTCCACGGTGCGCCATGCGCCGCTGGCCTCGGCATTGCCGGATGCCATCGGGACCACGCTGATCATGCCAGCATCGAAGATTACCAGCTCGTCGTCTGCCAGGTTGGTATCAACCACGATGCGGTTAACGTTGCCAACCAGCGGCAGGTCGGACGGCAGCATCATCAGGCTGCCCTCGTCAGCAGCCCACTCTTGCAGCCGCTGGGAGTTGTAGTTAGCCGCTACCAGCGCGGACAGCGCGCGGGCCTGCTTGATGCCTACGGCGATGGTGTTAGCCGTACCGCCACGAGACACGATCTCGGCGTTGATGGCGTTGATCTTGTCCAGGGTCAGGGCGCCAGCGCCGTCAGTGTTAATTGCGCCGGTCTGATCCAGGTAATACCGCAGACCGCCGGTGTAGGTCACAGTTTCGCCGCCAATGATGGCGGTTGCTTTGCGGCCACGAACCAGCGCCCTGTCCACCTGGAACGCCAGGTCGTTGGTGTTGCCGAACTGGATGGTAGCCAGCGCGCGGCGGCTGAACTCAACGGCGGTGTCCATGGTCTGGAAGAAGTTCTCAACCGGATCAGGTTGGAAAATGCCGTCGTTCTGGGCCAGCGAGTTTTCCTCGCGGCCAACAGAGTCAATGGTCAGCTCGGTCCCGGACGCGATGTCGGCAGCGGTAGTGCCTCCAAAGCCACGGGTCACGGTCAGGTCGTTGCCAGACACGGCAGTGACCAACAGCACCTCATCGGAACCTTTCGGGCTGACAGTCATGCCTGCGCGGAACTTGGTGCCGTCAGCCACCGATACGGTAGTGGCGGCGGCCAGGGCCGCAGCAGTGGTCTCGGAACTGGTCGCGTCAACGCGCATATCCAGCCAGCCCATCTTGTAGCCTTCAAACGCGGCGCGCGGTGCGCCCATGCTGACGGCTTGCAGGATGCCGGTGCGGTTGGAGCGCGCAATCTCAAACGCTTCGTTAATGACCTTGTCGTTCAGCAGTGCGGACAGGTCGGGGGAGTTAATAGCCATGTGTCACCTCGTCAATTCTTGATATGGGCAGTTAGGAAACCGGTCAGGTCTCCCTTTGATTTTGCGGCATCTGCCGCTGCATTACCATCGCCTGCCCCACCGGGGCGACCTGATCCGGTGGCACCGCCACCTGTTGCGCCGCTTCCGTCAGTCAGAAACGGGTAATTCTCCTTGAGGTGTTCGACGATCTTGGCCTGATCGACCTGTACGCCGCCCATCTCGTAAACCACACCGTCTTCGGTGTATCGGGCAAACTTCTGAATCTTTTCGGCCAGCAGCTCCGCTCGCTTTGTGTCTCGCGTCAGCTCGGACGCAATCTTGCCAGCCGCACCCTCTACTGCGCGCTCAGCCTCACGGCGGTCACGCTCTTTGATCTCACGGTCAAGGCGTTCCGCCCGTTCCCGCTCAGCCTCATACAGGGACTGAAACTCGCCGTTCTCTTTCTGGCGCTTTTCTTCGGCCAGGCGCTGGGCCTCTTCCAGCTCTTGCGCCCGCTGCTTTGCGGTCTTGGTCTCGTCCAGCAATTTGCTGTGGTGAGACTTCAGCCGGTCAAGCTCGGCCAGTTTTTCCTGAATGTCTTTCGGCAGTTCCGGCGCGGCTTCAGTGGTTGCCGTTTCGGTTGTCTCTACCGCTCCAGTGGTTTCGGTTGCTTCTTCGCTCACAGAGCATTCTCCTTTCCCGCACGGCGGGCCAGTGGTTAGGTGTTTTGATTATAAGCCTTTACATCTCGCCGGGCAAACTGTCAACTAAACCGGACGCGGCATCCTCCAGAATCTCGTCATCGGTGCGCGACGGGTCAAGCTGAATTCTGCCTTGCCGGATAGCATACAGCACGTCACGGTCTCCAATGCTGCCAAGCTGGCGGGCCTGCACAACGGCCAGCAAGTCTTGTGCGGATAGTCCGGATTCCCAATAGCTATCATTCAGGCGGTACTCGATGTCGTTCGGGTTAACGCCAAGGAATCGGGCGAAGTCCTCAAGAGCGGCCTCGATGCACTCCGAAGCATTGCCAACGACCACGTCAAGGACGCTCGCTTCTGCGCTGGCATTTATGCGGGCGGCTTCTGCGGTCTCTGCCTGCCCGCCACGCTGCACCAGCTGCGCGCCGAGGGCCACCATCTCGGATTCGATGTCTTTTTTGACCTCGCGGTTATAGTCTGTCGATTGTGCCTGCACAACTTCCAGCTTTCCGCCCTTGGTCTTCAGGCCGTGGCGGTTTCCGAAACTGATAGGGCCGGGGTTGTGCTGTGCCCACTCATCCAGATCAGTTTCGCCCACGTCCACATGCAACATCGGCTGAGTGCCAACGTAGCCAGATTCCATTACGTTCGCCGTGGTCTGGTAATGGGCGATATTGGCACGGGCCACGTCATACAGCGGCGGCATGTCGACGCCTGGAAGATTGGTCTTGGCGCCTGCAATGTGGAGCGGTATATGATCAAAAGGTGCGCCGCCGGCCATGCGCGGAATGTACTCATCTTTCATCGGATTGCCGGCGTCGTCGTAAATCTGCTGAGTATAAACGCCGTCCCTAAGCCTAAGAACGCGGTACCTAGTCTCAGTTTCATGGCCAAACTCATCCTCGTCGTTCGCGTCCACATATTCTCGCAACACGGCACGGGTCAGAACCTGGCGGCCTCGGATACCCTCAAAGTGCCAGTTGATCAGGTTCTCGAAATGGTAGGCGGCGATGGTCGGGCGCAGCCCTAATCGCGCCTCGGTCTCACTGTCCGCGTTTTCCGGCGCTTCCGGGTAGTCCACCAGGAGGAAGAACTTGCCAGCCTCCAGCAGCTCGCCAACCATCTCTTTGCTGACTTGTTCGAGACTTTGGCCTGCCCCGTCAATATCCTCTCGATATTGCTCAAGCTGGCTCGGCAGATTTACGACTGGCTCCTTGCGGAACACCATGCCAATCATGCTTTCTTTGGTGCGGCCTGTGACGCCCAGAAAGTAGGCCCGATTGATGTAGCCGATGTAGTGATCAGTGTATGCGCCGGTGTCAGGGTCTTTGGCAAAATCGGCCGGTAGATACAGCTCCCGCTTCGCCTTAATGGCAGGATCTCCACCGCACGCATCCCGGACAGCCGTCACAATGGGCAGCATGTGCGAATATTCTGGGTGTAGCGTCGTATGCACCGGCATGGCTTATTCCTGTCAAGCGTTTTCGGTAGTATATCAGTTAGTTCATTTTGAAAGTAACTTGTGGCATTTGTTTGCGCGTAATCATCGGCTCAACAGCATACCTCACAGCATCCCATCCGTGGTTGTGCGCATCAACCAGCTTGGTCGTTATGTCGCCGGTCAACCTGTCCACCCTGTAGCTGTACAGCCTAGCCTCTTTGCGCATGTTGTCGCATCGCGGATGAATCACGATTCGCCGGAATGACCGCAAGAACTGGATGCCATCCTCTACGCTGCCCTGCCATTTCTTCACCGCCTGAATGCGCGGTAAGCCATGGCGCTTCAGGTGACTGATCGACTCGGGCCGAGCGCAATCCCATCGGCTAACCTCTTTATCAAAGCCGGGTATTTTGGCGCACACGTAGGCCGCCGTGTCATCCAGCTCAAGCCCTACTTTGAACGCCTCTCGGTGAATATACAGGTCGTCGCCATGAATCCACAATTCAACCGCTGCCGTGGGGTCCTGCGAAAAACCGAAGTCGCCGCCGTAGTACGGGCCTTGCCAGTCCTGCCCTGGGGTGAACTCCTGAATCTTGATCTTGCCGTGGAACACTTGCGCGTCTGAGTTCTCAAGGTACGCTCCTTCCCATACGTGCGCGTAGGTGGCTGGGTCTAGCCGCTCTTGCTCTCGCTTTCGCAAGGCTTCCAGCCCTTCTGGAAAGTAGGGATTGTCGTGCCAGTTGACCTCGGCGATCAATGCGTTTTCAGGCGGGTTTTTTCTGAACCGCTTATCGACCGGGCTGCCGTCCTCTTTCGGGTTCCAGATCGCCACAAGCTCGCTATTGGGTTGGCGAAAAACCGTGGCCTCAAGATCAAGCCAGGACTGCTCCGGGACGGTTTCCGCTTCCTCGACGATGGTTAGATCAATCTTCGCTAACGACTTGATCGCTTGGCTGTTATGCCGCAACCCGCGAAAGATGAACTCCGTCCCGTTCTTGCCCTTCAGGTAGTCCACGCCAACGTCATAATGCGCCTCTAGCCAGGGGTAGGACGCAATCGCGGCCTTCAGCTCGGCGTGGAAGGACTCTTTGATGCTCGCCTGAAACTCTCGCGTGCAGAGTATGCGCAGGGGTTGCGCGTAGCCCCATATTGCAGCCATAAGGGCCACGCTGAACGACTTGCCCGAACCCCGCCCACCGTACAGAGCGCGGTATCTTGCGCTGCCAAGCGGCGGAGAGAGGACGGGCAGGATTTTAGAGGGGAGCTTAATCGTTGCCGTTGTCATCGGATTGCGCGGACTCTATGACAATGCGGGTTGGGGTCATGCTGCCGTCAGGGCTGGAGTGCTCGATGTGCTGCTTCTCAATCATGCCCAGCTTAGCCTTGGCACAGAAGATCAGCACAGGCGCACTGCCAGACGGCAGGCCCTCGGTTACGGCAATGCGCAGACGCTCATGCCACCAAGCGTGGGACGCCTCTTTTGCCAGCTCGTATGCCGCCTTGAACTCTGGATACTTGTCTACCCATTGATAAAAGCACGACCGATGAATGCCGAGCACCTTGCAGACTTCCAGCACGTCCTGCCCTTCGCTGAACATCTCCGGCAGCCGTTCGGCGTATTCTGGCTTGTACTTTGGGCCTTTTTCTTGCTTGGCCATAACTCACCTATTTGGAAGGGTTTGCCCAAAGTGTACCACAACAGAGGCAAGTCGCCATCCTTGGCAATCCTGCCTTTTCCGAAAAAAAAAATCCCCGCAATCGCGGGGCAAGATGGAGAGAGAGAGGAAGCCCCGACTATCTGCCGCCGTCGGGAGGGCGGTGGGATGGTGGGCCAAGGCGGCTATGCTCCGCTCCTCCTGCCGATTATGAGTCGGCTGCTCTGCTGATTGAGCTATT